TTTCATAAATCTTCGTCATGGTAACTCCTAAATTTGGTCAACGTAATAAGATGTGACATGGCTATGGTGTTGCTGCAGGAACTTGTCAGGAGCCTGAGCCATCATAGAAATTAGATATCCCTTCGCAAACTGTTCTGGTAGATCAAACAGGATATCAATAATCTCTCTTGAGATTTTAATTTTATCTTCGTGCTTCATATGTTAATGCCTTCTTAATTTCATTGATACGATTTTCTACACGAGAATTGTCATCATCAGACAACTCACCACGGATCTCACAAAGAGAAATCATCTCTTCGTTCAGATCGTTAATGGTTTCTTTCAAAGCTCTAATCATCATTTACTTAATCCTCAAATGCTGTTATCACGATCAAAATAATAATTATCGTTGCGGTATTCAAGAGCCATATAGGTCTCTTCGTTTTCAACCAGGGAGCCAAAACTCATCAGTAGGTCTGACTTAACAGCCTGTATGTAGAACGTATCATGCCGACTATTAACAGCCACATAAATCGGTCCCTTGGATTTCTTAATCGATTTAATTAGGTCATCACGAAGCATCAGTTTCTCTCCTCATCATACAACCATTATACCACAGGTTTTTAATTAAAACAACACTTATTATTCTTTAACGATTTCAAGAACTTAGCTAACTCATTGAATTTACTAACTTTTTTAGATGTTGTTTTAATTAAAAAAGCAGCGTAGAATGGTTGTATGATAAAGAGTGTCCTACTTAATACCACTCTAACTCCTTGTTTTTGTTATTGAAAAATAAGTGTTGTTTTAATTAAAAACCTGTGGTATAATGGTTGTATGATGAATGATGAAAAAGGAACTGAAATGTTGAACTTTATTACCAAGCAAGAATACAGCGGCAATAACGCCGATATCCTCTTCGCCGCGAGCGAAGAGTTTGAGTCTCCCTATTTCCTGACCTATCGCCAAGCGATTAGCATTGGTAAGGTCGTCAAAAAAGGTGAGCATGGATATCGTCTCTGCCGTGTGGTCTTCGTTGAAGATCTTAAGAAAAAGAAGAAGGTTGCGAAGCCGAAGTATTTTACGGTCTTCAATATCGAACAGACCGAAGAACTGAAAAAGGAAGCTGCCTAATGCGCACCACTAAAATGCATCGTCTCGACGATAATTCTTGGTATGTAGAATTACTCGAGAATGGTATCTGTGTTGCGACCAAGGGGTTTGACCATGCTAAAGAAGCAAGCGAATATGCTTATTTGTATGAAGTAGGAGAAGTTTGTGTATAAGGTGATTATGACGAATTTCGGCAATGTGGTCTATGAAGGTATGGACCCCAATGTCGCTGTTGAGAAAGCTGTGAGGTGTGGTTTCGAAGCTGTGCTTTACACTAATGGTGTTCCCACCCAAACCTACTCGACGATATCTGGGTGGCAGTCTGTAAAATAGTATTTGACTTTATTTTAAAATTAGCGTATTCTTATTAAATCGAAACTATGAAAAGGAAGTTATAGATATGGCTCACGAAATTGAAATTATCGACAATAAAGCTCAGATGGTGTATGCGGGCGAGCAGCCATGGCATGGTTTGGGCACTAAGATCCTCCCCGACCTCTCCCCTGAAGACGTGCTTGAAAAGGCTGGTCTGAACTGGGAAGTCAAGAAGATCCCCCTGTATGCCAAGATTAATGGTAAACAGGTAAAGTCCGGTGTTGAAGCTCTGGTCCGCGATAAGGATGACAAGATCCTGACTATCGTCAGCGATGGTTGGAACCCCTGCCAGAACCTTGAAGCTTTCACCTTCTTCAACGACTTCGTTGGTGCTGGTGATATGGAAATGCATACTGCTGGTTCGCTCAAGGGTGGTCGCCACGTGTGGGCGCTCGCGAAGATCAAGGAGTCGTTTGAACTCTTTGGTGGTGATAAGGTCGAAGGCTTCTTGCTCTTCTCCAATCCCCACCAGTTCGGCAAGAGCATCACGGTCCAGTTCACGCCCATCCGCGTGGTCTGCAATAATACCCTGACCCTCTCGCTGTCCTCTAAGACCTCCAAGATGGTCCGTGTTAACCATCGTAACGTCTTTGACGCTGATTCGGTCAAGGAGACTCTGGGTGTCGCCAAGGATAAGCTTGTGAAGTACAAGGAGATGGCTGCGTTCCTCGGTCAGAAACGCTACACGAACGAAAATGTCGTTGAGTATTTCAACCGCATCTTCCCGAAGACTTCTGATCGTAAGAAGGAAATGGGTGCGACGGTCGAGGCGCATAGTCGTGCGGCTCAGTTGGCTGTTGATATGCTTGACACTCAGCCTGGTGCGAATTATGCTCCTGGCAGCTGGTGGAATGCCTATAACAGCGTCACCTTCCTGACTGACCATGTGCTGGGTCGCTCTAACGACACTCGCATGACCTCTGCTTGGTTTGGTGCCAATCAGGCTCGTAAGGTTCAGGCTCTGAACTTGGCTGTTGAAATGGCTGAGGCTGCTTAATCCTCGAGTCCTGAGCATGACTTTAAAAGGCTCTTTATTTTATAGGAGAGAATTATGCAAACTGTAAATCTTGATCTTAGCATCAACACAATTGATAGTATTGTAATTGAGAGACTTCAGGAATCTGCTGAGACTTTGGCAGAGTGTATAAAGAAAGATGTCGCTCGAGCTGCAGATGCTAAAAGGACTGATGCCTTGTTTATGGACATTGATGAAAGTATCCGTATGCTTCGTAAGATGAATAGCGTCATTAAGTATTTTGGTGGAGATCCAGTTGATTGGACTGGTTATAAATAATAAGTAACAAAACTAGGTGCTGAATGAATTATGGTGAAAGATATCTTTAATCACTTCCGGAAAATGGAAGATGGCAGCGTATATGTTGGTAATCATCTTATCCTAGACCTGTGGGGTATAGAAAACAATAAGTTTAGCGAGGGAGATCTAGTTCATCAGTTCTCTCTTGCTTGTCAGGACGCCGGAGCTACTGTACTAAGCGAACATGTACATGAGTTTGGTGAAGAGTGTGGTACTACTGGTGTTGTTGTTTTGGCAGAGAGTCATCTGTCTTGGCATCACTACCCAGAGGTGAATTATATCGCCATAGATATTTTTATGTGCGGTAATGCTGATCCTCTTAAAGCTGTTCCACGAATACTGCAGTATTTGAAACCCACTCGTAAGACTACCGATTTAATTCGGCGAGGAGTATTAAATAATCCAGTAGAGTACACTGTAGCTATTAAAGCTTGACTTAAATGTTCGCATATAGTATAATGATTGTGTTGTTAATTAATTAAGGAGAATAAAATGATTTATATCGTACTTGTTGTTGCTGTACTAGTTGCAGTATATTTTATCTTTGGGGACAATATTAAGTCTCTATGGGCTGTCAATCCTCTAGCTGCAGAAGCGAAGAAGATTCAGGAAGATGTTAAGAATATTCTTGATGTAAACAAGGATGGCAAGGTTGACGTTGCTGATGCTAAGGAAGCAGTTCAGAAGACTGCCACTAAGGTTAAGGCTTCTGCTAAGAAGATGACTTCTAAGAAGAAGAAGTAATTGGTCGTTGATGTTACTTGATTAGCGTTCTGGACTCGGGGGCAGTACCCGACGCCTCCACCATTGCGGGGGCGACACAGGATCGACAGGCGAGGATAGGGTAGCGGAGATTAATCGGTAGATACCACCGTGACGGATCAAATGTAAATGCTAACGATAATGGAAGCATTGCTCTAGCCGCATAAGCTAGACTTGGGTTCGGTGGGTTCCTAGAAACAGAATACCCACCACCTTTCAACAAAGAGGATATATTATGCCAAAGACTAAAATGGAAAAGCGAAAAGAAGCATTAGTGCGTATGGAGCGTGGTCCTAAGAATCCCGCCTCAGACATGCGCGCGAAGAAGTATCCTCGCAGTGCTGAGAAACGTCTTGAAGATATAGCTCATCTAAAAACTCTAATTGGCTGGTCATGAGCCTTCCAAAACTAAAAACACCTGCAGAATTTGCGCGTGAGATCGAAGAACTAGTATGGGAACTTGACATCGAGTATATTGATGCTGTTATCCTGTACTGTGATCGTAATAAGATTGAAGTAGAAACAGCAGCATCCTTTATCAAGCTGAACTCTAATATGAAGAGCAAGGTACAGGGTGAAGCTGAAACTTTAAACTATCTACCCAAGATAGCGAGGCTTCCTAACATATGACCCCATATGAGACTTATGTCTTGTACTCTGCTCTGAAAAATCACTTCACGACTGAGTCATATGATTTCATAAAATATAATGGTAAGATTAAAACATCTATTGATCAATTCCAAACTCGTAAGGATAGGTTCTTCTTCGCTAAGTTAGCCAAGAGAAAAGATGTCAAAGACTTTTTAATATCAAATTTTGTCATTGGTGAGTCTAATCTTTGGGTAGGTGATCTAGTCGGTAATTGTAAATATGAACAGATCTATGTCGACTGGAAGAAAAGATTTCAAGCACTATCATATTATTTTGAACAAGAGCTAAAAAACTGCTTGACTTCATTAGATGAAAACGTTATAGTAAAGAATCAACAGCATCCCTTTCTGCTGAAGATATTCCTTCGTAAGAAGATAAGCATAGAGAGTCTAATCATACTAGATGATCTCTTAGGTTTCTCCGAGCATTGGAATAAAGAACTGGGTGACGATATTGTGTGGAAGGAAGTTAATTTGTTATGTAAAAAGTATCGTCCCTTTCTAAATTATGATAAACAGAAGATGCGAAATATTGCCTTGACTGTTTTTGATAAATA